CAACCACAACACATCGGTTTTCAGTGTCATTAACATTTCATAAATGTAATAAGATTTAAATGCACAATTTTTAACCCAAGAACCTTTGTCCTCTACTTCAGTAATAACAAGAGGAATTTCAAATTTCTTACAAGACAAATTTAAAATCTTCATTTGTTCCTTGTAATAATCATTTGTATAAAAAGAAACCGCTGTTATCATCTTAAAGAATCCTTAATTTTTTTAACTGCCCTATCAATACTGTCTTGCGTCTTGGGAATAGTTACATAATTTGCATATTTTTTAGTCGATACTGGTGTTTTGGGTGTAGTATTGATTATCGTTTGTTGTTTTGATGCAGTTTTTGATTTTATTTCTTCTATTTTTTGCTGTTGCTGCTGTTTTACTCGTTCTCTATTGATTTTTTTTTTCTCTTCTACAGATAAAACATTTTCTTTTCTAAAATTTCTTAAATTTCTTCGTTCTTCTTTTGTTAGTCTTGTCTGTACTACTTTTTGAACCGAAACTTCTACTATTGGATGTTCAGAATTTTTACTTTGCTCATAGTAAATTGAATTTTGAGGGTATTGATACGATTGTTCATCAAATACACTAACAATTTGTTCAAAAATTTGTCCACATTTCCAAGAATACCAAGTATAACCTAATTGTTTTGCTTTTGGATACCAATTTTTTAAACTTTGATGCACTTGATCAAGAGTACTATTATAATTGTGAGATTTTCTAAGATCAGTTGATGTAGATTCGTATGCATATTTTTCATTTGCAGATTTTGCATTCAAATCATTACCCACCCATATAACATTTTTAACCCCGACATGGTGTAACCATTGAATTGCAAAAGTTGCACTCTTGTGTGGTCCTTTTAATATAGGTAAATTACCAGAAAACAAATGAGCATTTATATCCCCAATACCCCTATCGGAATCTGCATATAAAATTTCATTATAATTTCTTATAATATTTTTATGTTTTGGATTAATTTTTGCTGTTGGTAAAATTTTAACAACATTTTCATTCTGATATGCAATGTTTCCTTCTGGACCGTGCATTTCATTCAAGTAATCTGCTAAAACCCAGTAATGTGGATTTTTAATTACTCGTATTGCTGTACTGATTGCGACAACAGGAACACCTAATGCAAAAGGATCCACCAAATTTAATGATGGACCAGAGCAAACTAGTACACAAGTATCAGTTGGAAATTTAAAATTATCGCTCATTACATACTTCCACAGAACTTTTGTTCTCTGAAGTATATAGATTAATTGTTTCCATCAATTTTTTGATGTATTTCTTTGGTTTTTGCTGAAATACTAGAGTCGAACCGTCATCGCAAGACATTAATATCACAATATTTGATATCTGTATACCCGTTCGTTCCTCCAACATGATAGCATAACATGTTGCTTGAAGAAAATACTCTTCAATTTCAAACTCATCCTTCATTTTTTTGGATGTTTTAAAGTCGATAATGGACAATTTACCATCATATTCTGCGATACAGTCAACTCTTCCTGCTAATTTAAGAGTGTCCGACCATAATGCAATCTCTTGACACAAAATTTTATCAATATTGTGTAGTTCACTCTTTGCTTGATTGAATAATTTTTGAGTCTTGGGATCGGTATGACGCTCAACTTCTTCGTTGTTGAGATATTTTTCAATCAACAAGTGAAAATCATTACCGCGCTGAAGAGCATACTTAGATTCTTCTGGGTTCTTCTTGCGCCATTCAGCAAAAAACTCCCTCTTTTTCCACCCAGTAACCGTTGTAACCGAAGGATACTTGTTACCTTCTGGGGTAACATAGAGTCTTTTACCTTCGGTTTCGATTACTTTGAGTTGAGGGAGTGATATTTCTTGCGGGTACTTATCAAATTTTTTCATAATATAAACATTTCATTCACTTATCGTTTTTTTCTTCTTTTTCGGTATCCTCATTATCCTCATCTTTAGTTTCTTCTCTGGATTTAAGGATATCACGAATCATTTGAAGTTCTTTACGATGCTTTTCTGCTTCTTTTTCGTCTTTTGCTGCTTCTACTTTATCGGAATACTCGGATACCAATGCTTTGAGTTCTTCCGTAGAAGATTGTTTTAATTCTTCCTCGGTGTGTGCCTCATTGATAATTTCCAAGTATGCCTCGGAAAGTTGTTTGATGATTGGATCGTTAAAGAAGTTATTAAACATTGTACCCTACTTTTAGTTGTTTTCAAGTTGTTTCTTGAAAGATTTGAATGTCTTTGATGGTTTAGTTGTTGCGTCTAACGCGCAGGGAGGAGTTGGGTATCCTTTGCTCCTTTTTGAAATATCCAACTCCTGCCCTGGCGTTATCATAGGTGATCCGTCTGCGTTAATAGATTTTTTTTCTTCGTCTTTCATGCTCTTTCGTATCCACCTTCGTAACCACGATCTGTATCTGGGGTAACATCTTGTCCCTTACCCTTAAATCCATAATATTGACGAAGGTGTGCTGCTCTTCCTTTTGCTTGTCTATTCAACACGCCTGTTTCTTTTGCTAAAGCACCAATTTTAGCTTGTCTTCGTTTATTTAGTTCTGCAACTTTTGCAGCATGAATTGCAGGATCCATTCCTGATTTTTTAAGCATTAATGCTTTCAAGTCTGCTTTATGTTCAGTATCTATTTTTTCTTTTTTTGCTTTAGCTTCAATTGCCATCTGCTTGCGTATATCTCCACCCTTTTCATTTGCTTTGATAGACGCTTCTGGATCATATGTTCGTTTTGCTGTTTCTATTTTTGCTGCAACAGGTGTATATCCATACTTACTTGCAAACTCGGAACCATATGATACTGCTTTGGATAAAAACCCACCTAAAAATCCACTAGCACCGCCTGGTTCATATTGCTGACGATACATTGTTGCTGTGCCAGGAGCTGGAGCTCTTTTTGTATAACCAGCATCATCTAATGCATCATCTGGATTACCACCCCTACCAGAAGTATAACCAACATCAGAATCTTTATTCTTTTTAAGAAGTTTCTCTAATGCTCCCTGCTCATCTCGGCTGAGTGCTTCGGATAGTTGTTTAAAAGATAACAAAATTTAACCTTTCAAGAAACGATTCATGTAATCCGCATACAATACTGACATATCTACGGAATCACCAATATTTGATGGTTCGGTTGCTGGTTTAGCTTCTGGTGCGGATCTAGATGATCTACCAGATTTAGATCTATTTGTGTTTTTCTCTGGTTTTGCTGGAGCAGGAGTTGCTTGGGTGGTGGTTGTTCTAGCGCCCATTGTATGTCCTCTTGGTCCAGATCCAAAATCTACATTTCCTACTTTAGAATCTCCACCCGCAGCACCTTTAGTATCAGTGGTTGCTGTTTGTTTTGTGGTTTGAGTTCCTTGATTTGCAGCTGCTGCTCTTGCATCTGCTCTTCTTTTATTTGCTGGCGCTCTATATGCAGCATGGTCTTTTCGTGCTTTTTCTTCATCACCACCATGCAGATCTAAAAAGTGTTGGTAATTTTTATACTTACCACCGCTTTTTGTTTGTTTTGCTTGTGCAGCTGCTTTCTGTCCTTGTGTGTTTGGTTGTGCAACTGTAGATGATGTTTGAGAATCACCAGCTGGTGAAGTTACAGATTGTTGTCTGTTATCTTCTACATTTCCTGCTTGTGCTTGTGCGTTTCCAGATACATCTTGCTGAGTAAGATCTCTGCCTGCTTTTGCAGCATTTCCAGACATCACATCACCAGTTTTTATTGTAGTTGTAGTTCTACCAGTAGATGCATCAACTTGACCAGAAGCACCAGCACCTCTTAAATCGTTTGTATTATTAACAGTGGTGCCACCTTCGCGGGCTGCTCTTATTAATTCAACATATTTTTCATGATCTGATTTTTCAGTACTTTCTTTACCACCACCACCTTTACCATCTTTACCACCCCCACCATCTCTATCCTTAGAGATAGGAGCAGAAACCGTAGTTGTTGGAGGTGCGCCAAATGCAATCTTTTCTGCTGGTTTACCAAAACCAAGAGCGCGACCAATACCCTTTGCAACTCCCTTAACAGCACTACCGATACTAGAAACAAAACCACCAATACCTTCGTTGAGGTTATGCTGAAGAGCAGTATAGTTTTCGTAGTTATGCTCTAGGAAGCAGTATAAATTATATTCTACTTGATCTTGTTCGGAAAGTAATATAATTCTAACTACATTCTCAACGAAAAATTCTCTATCTTCATCAGAATAAAATGTAATTCTAGATTCGATATTTTCTACGAGTTCAGATACTATTAAGTCCAATTTCTCTTCATTTAACATGTTTATTATCCTTTTTGATTACATTAGTTATTTATAATAACAAAATACCCAAGATTACGCCTTTGGTAAGAAGGGATTTTGTTCTGGTGGAAGAATTTTACCACGCTTAATATTGTAAAAATAACTTATAAACTTGTGTCCGTATTGATTGTATTCTCGTAAAAACTCGTCATCGCCAGTGTGTTGACGAATGTAATCAATACCTCTGTCAAATAGCGCGGTTAAATCACCTACGGTTACTTCGTATAGTCTTTTATTAATAAGCGGAGCAAGAACATCCATACGAGTAATTACATGTCGAATAAAAAGATCACGATTATAGTTAAGAGCGCGAGTAATATCCGCTCTTTTTTTACGCAATGAGTGTCTTATTATCTTCTCTTGACGAGATGCATTGGGATCCTCAAAGTTTTGAGCGTAATCCTGTTCTGATTGTTCTTTTATAAATCTGTAGTCTTTTTGCATATAATTCTCCGCTTCATTATTTATCCTTTTCAAACCACTCTGTTTTATACGGTTCCAATCCTACAGATTCTTCCAACCACTCAATTGCATCGTTAAATGCTTCGATGGTGTCACTGAACAAATAAAAATTCATTATATCGTCTGATTCTTTTTTACATTCAAAGTCAACATCATATATGGGTAAGTTTTGAAAGTGAGCAAGATATATGGAGTACTTTGAACTCTTTTTCAAAACACTATAATGTGCCTTGTAGTGTGCCACCCCAACTCCTTCGGGGTGTTATCCCCTGTTAAACCTTTGGTGGTTCTTGATTGTTTGTCGCTGTCGATGTTTTTTCTTCAAGAACTATCTCACCTGTCTTTTTATCAACACATTGTTTTGGTATTGGTTTTTTAATTAACTCACGATAACCCCACATAATAATAATTATTGTAACAGGGACATACCAAAATACCCACCCATATGAAGGCTTTATCGGACCTTCTTGGAGTATATTATCTTTTAATTGCATCATTACAACATTATCACCAGTGTTATCTGGAATAATCTGAGGTGTTGTGCAACTCACAAAAAACATCGTCAAGAGCATTAAATATTTCATTATTATCCTTATGATTTATTATTTGCCGCGGCAGATCCAAAGTAAAATCCAACTATACTCAGTAACACTTGTCTATTTTCAGATGTCCAAAAGAATCCGTTTATTTCAACAAATGCTTTTCTTCCTGTTTCTGGAATCAAACCAAATAATGCTTCTGGATTTTTGACATCAACTTCTATAAAAGTCGGCACACCAAAAAATGGTAAAATAAAGGGAGCGGCAAATGCACCAAACAAAACAGTAAGTACTACAATTCGTCTTACAAATTTACCAGCATCTATCGAAACTCTTTGTACTGCTTTATCTTGATTTGCGGTTGTCTGTAGATTTGCTTGGATAAGTTGATTAAACATTTCCTTTTGATCTTGACTCTTTTGAGCCATGTATCGAAAAAGGAATCCTGTGACTCCACCACCTACCATACTAATTAGTTCGGGTGAAAACATAGATGTTGACTCCACTGGGCTAGACATTAAAAATCACAGACATCATGGTAAAAGATTATACAGGTATTTATACTTTGCGTTTAATTTTTCTTTTTGTTTTAACTTTTGTTTTCTTTACGCAAACAAATTCAACATAATGAAAATATGCTGCCCAAGCAAATACCATTGCTAATCCTGCATTTAAACATACCTGTGCCAAATCAGGATTGCTAAATGTAAGTGCGTTGAACAAAGATCCAGCAGTGCAAAATCCTAATCCTGCTTTTACTGGTAAAGTTTTATACCAAGTCATCTCATTCAATCTACTGTCTGCCCTACCGAATATAAAAATAATAAATGCGGTAAAGGATAATGTTAATATTAAATTTGCAACAAAATTAATTAGCATTGTATATTCTTGCATGATCAACCCTTTTTAATTTTTTTGCGACGAGACTTTGGTTTTTTCACAACCACCTTTTCAACATCTTTTATATTTTTATTAAACCACTTTTCAAGAATTAATTCTAATCCCTTTAAACCCATGAAACCCATTACAAACGCAACGGCGTATTTTCCGTTTGTCTGAACGCCTTGGGGTAAAATAGACATAACCACGGGTGTGAGATAATTTGCACACGCGGTTCCTGCCAATATAGATGCTATAGTTGTACTAAGTTTTTGTGCAGAATTTTTACTTACTAGAAGTAATGCACCAAAAAATCCAGACACCAAAAATCCGATGTCTATACCATAACGAATCAAAAATGCTTCTATCGCATTCATATCGTTTGAATTGTGCTGCATGGTATTCCTTTACTAATGGTTACTACATCCATAATAAAGAGTGATGCCTATATGTATAAAAAACAACCCCCATTGCTGGAGGTTGGGTTCGTTCAGTCGCGGGTGAACCATTCCCCACTGCTTCAAGCAGCCATTGCCATAGGTGCGGCAATTATAGTTGTCAACATTGGCATTTAACGAGGG